ATCGTCACAAAGGATCAGGCCGGATTCCACCAGGAAATCAGAGCCGTCATCCTCCATCTGTCCGCCGTCAGCGTTGATCGAGATTGGGCGCAGGCAGTCAGCAGGCGGCGTGTGCTGGAAGTCGTAGGAGAACTGCGGGATTTTGACCCATTTGCCAGTCGATGCCGTGTAGGTGCCGCTGAATTCGGAATCATCCAGGTCGAAGGCGTTGGAGTTGATGACAGTCACATACCATTGACCGTTCGCCACTGTAACGCCTTCTGCGTCCTTGATGTAAACCCGATCCCCTGTGCTGAGACCGTGGCTGTTCGATGTGACCCGAATCTCACCGCTTCCGTCATCGGCAATCGCGGAGCCGCCCGAGAGGCTGGTGTAAGTGATTGTCTGGCGCTTCCGTTTCGTGGCGAAGTTCCAGGGATGCGAGCGGAGGATTTCATCGAGCGCCGTGTAAACAGCGGTGCCACCGTCTGGATTATACCACTTGCGCAGGCTCGCGGCCTGCTGGCTGGTGTCGGTTGTCAGCGCCGTGAGAGCCCGCCCGCCCAAGTGGGCAATGGCAAGGTTCGCAATCTCCGTGTGTGATGCAGCCATTTAAAGACATGGTGAGGGCGGAGGAGCCACCATGCAAGCTCCTCCGCCCGGGTTTCAGGGCTTCAGTTGAAGTCCCAATAAGCAACCGTGAAGTAAAGCACGGTGGAAGCGGTGACGGTGTTCGCGCTCGCGATGGTCACAATCACGGTGGTGTTGTCCGTAGTCGCAGCCGGGGCGAGGTCAGCAGCAGTGCCAGCCACAGCGGAACCGAACGTGATGGTGCCGCCGCTGGAAAGCACGATGCCGTCAGCATAGACATCAGCGTTGCTGCTGGTGCCGATGTCGAGCGTCAGCGTGGTGCCAGGATCGACGCAGGAAACGGAGCTGGTGGCACGGCTCACGATTGCGCCCTTGGGCAGGCGGCAAAGGTTGAACGTGTCGTTGGCAGCTTCGCTTCCCGTGGTCGTGTAGGAAGCAATGAGGCACTTGAGCGTGCCACCGGTGGCGTTGGCCGGATTGCGCGTCGGACGCTCGGAAGCGTCAGCGGCACCGGCGACTTGGTTCGTGTAAAGGGAGGTGTCAGTAAGGGCAGCCATAAATGTGAGTCGTTGAGTTTGGGTAAGGGATTAGCCCCGGCGGGTGTTAATCGCCGGGGCCAGGATCATCAGGGCGTTTCATCGCAGTAGATGCGAACAACCTTCTCGTTCTCGGTGCGGACAGCGCCGAGAAGCATGGTCGTGCGAATCTGGAGGGCGTGACGGCGCATGGGGAGTTCGTCCATGCGAGTTTTGCGCTCGGCCATGCTGAACTTGACCGCCGACTTGTGGAAGGCGAAGCAAGAACGAACGTCAGCCGTGCCGGAGACGGTGCCGATGGGCAGACGCTCAGAGCGGATGAACTTGAAGCCAAGGAACGTGTTGATCGTTCCATCGACCAGGGCGCGAATGGTGTTGTAGTCACCGCTCGTGATTTCCGTGGTGCGGAGCAGGTCCTGCACTTCCTGCGAACCAACCACGATATAGCGGTCAGAATCAGGAACCTCGGACACGTCCATCAGGTATTTCGCACGGCGAAGTTTGCCGATGGTCATGCCTGCGGAGGCGGGCGAACCGGTTTCCACATAGGTGGCACCGATGCTCTGGCCGGACGGGAAGTTATCCGTGGTCGTGCCGTCCTCGCCAATGTAGCGGGTGGCGTCAAACGCGGCGATGATCACGTCATCAATGGCGCGGTTGAAGGCCATGGCGTGGCTGCGAACCTCGTCAGAGGTAGGCAGGACGATAGTCCCCAGAAGCGTCTTGTCGAACTCATCAAAGGTCGTGACCTTTTCGCGAGCGGACTGCGTGAGCCAGTATTTCGACCCGTCGAACTCGCCATCAGGGGTGTCGCCCTTGCGGGTCGTGATGGTCTGAGCTTCGGAGTCATTGACGAGGTTGAACCACTTGCGCTTGCCGGTGAAGTCGGCGCGAGTGATGACCGGCAGGAGACGGGTGTCACCCTGCTGGAGAACTTGGTCGAACGATGTGTCGAACATCGTCGGATAAAAGGTGTCGATTTGGGCCATAAGCCGGAGGAATGAAAGAAGTTGAAGGGTTGAGCCTGCCTTGCGGCGGGCGGAGGATTGTCATGAATCCCTGTGTCCTTCGGTTGTCTGCCGTTGGCAGGCCGTCGTTCAGGCGTCCGGTTGTCTCAAAAAGAGGCCGTCGTTGCCGCAGATTCTCAAATTTGAGAAAAAAGGCAAGCGGAAAAATAAAAAACCCGCCTCCCTTTCGAAAGACGGGTCATCATGGAGCCGGAGAAGCTGTCTAGGCTCGCTGGGCGCGATACAGCCCCTCGATGCGGTTGAGCGCTGCCATCTGCTTCTCAGGGCCGTTCTTGCCCTGGAAGTCATCGCCTTTCTGGATGCGCTGAATTTGCTCATCGTAGGTCGAGCCGCTGGAATCAGCGTCAGACCCGACAAGGGCGGAGTCCTCGCGGATCATCTGATCGACGCGGATCATTGCCTTGATGAACTCAGGGTTGTTACCCAGGTCACTTTTGGTCGTGTCGATTCCCAGAGCGATGGCCCCACGGTTCGCCCTTTGCCAATTCGTCTTGGCAGCTTCACCCCACTCCTTGTTCAAGCTGTCGATCATCTCCTGGTGCTGGGCCGCAGCCATTTCCTGTGATCGCGCCACCATCGCGCCGATGTTGTCGTTGTTGAGGGCGATCAGTTCTTGCAGAGCTTCTGGCGGCACGCCGTATTTGTGAGCGACAGCAGCGGCTTTCCCGGCAAGCTCAGCGTTCCATTCCACGCCCTCAGGCAGCTTTTCAGGAGCTTTCAGCCCGTAATCCTCCGGCTTTTCAGGAGCGCCGGTGATCTTGCGAAGCTCAGCGTAATACTGCTGAACCTGCTCGGGCGTGGCGTCAGACCCCGGCTTCGTTGGAGCGGACTTCTTGCCCATCGCCAGTTTTTCAAGGTTCGTGTAGCTGATTGCCAGCTTGTCGAACTCAGGCTTGCCTGCGTCCTTGTTCCAGAACTTTTCCGGCAGCCACTCGGGCCGCTGTTCTCCGCTTGGCAGTTGCGCCGTTTCGGGCGTGGTCTGCGTTTCTGATCCGGTTCCGGTTGCCGCCGCCTGCTGTGCAAGCGCGGTTTCCGCCGTCTGTTGTGTGGTTTCGGTTTCCATGGGAAATGGTTACGCGTTGGCTTCCTGCCACGCGTTGTAAGCGTCGTTGCCGTAGTGGTTCACAAAGCAGATGCGGAACTTGGACGGCTCGCGCTTCGGGTCGGGGAAGCCGGTCGTGTCGAGGGATTGAGTGGTGACGGCTGACGCTTTGACCTGCTCGGGCTGCGTCTCGATGTCGGGGACTTCCACGGTCACGCCGATTTCTTCCGGCTCGGCAACTGGCAAGGATTCCTTTACAGTTGGAGCGCCGACTTCGATCACAAGCTCAGGATTTCCAGCAGCGGCACGAATCTGGCCGACAATGCGCGGTGCCTGCTTTTCGGTGACGTATGCGGTTCCGCCGTCGATGACGCCGATGTTCACGCCGTCGCGGATGATTTGAGAGTCGATGATTTCGATCATAATTGAATAGCGTTTTGGCGTTTGTGGGTGAGGATATTCTGATATGTGCGCAGGTCATCTTTCGCAGTTCCAAATTCGCTAAATGCACGCATGGCCTGAATGAACCTGGTTTTAATGCCATAGATTGCAGGGCCCATAAATTGCTCAAGCTCCCGGATCAGTCGTGGCGCGTCAGCGCTCAAAGATGCGTCAGCTATAGCCTCCATCCAATCAACATGACATCCGCGTTCTTCGGCCTCCATGTGGGAAATCTCCAACGGTATTCCACGTTCAGCATACATTTTCCAGATACCGCCCAAAAGCGGTTTTCCATCTGTAGCAATGCCTGTGCAATAAATGGTGTGCATGTTATTTCTTCTTGGATTTGCCTGCATTGCTCAGGGCAATAGCGATGGCCTGTTTTTGCGACATGCCTTCGTTGACAAGCTTGCTAATATTAGATGAAACGGCTTTCGAGGATTTTCCTGGCTTGAGTGGCATAATCAGTTCTCAGGTTCGGTAACTTGTTTCCGTGGCCGTCCGCGCCTCTTGGGCGCTTCCGGCGCTGTGGTATCCTGCACGGTTGCAGGCTCTTTGACAAGCTCCATTGACGCCAGCAGATGCCGGTAGATGTCCCGAGGGATGGACTTCTGCCCCTCGTTAAAGGCGCATTTCAGGGAATCCTCATCCTTGAGCGACGGCCATGATGTCGAGGCAATCCCGCCCGAAACGCCATTCATCCAGCGGAATAAAACCTGAAAATTATCCTGCTTGAACAGGGTTGAAATAATGGCCGGAATCCTGCCGCGCTCCTCATCGGTCAGCGGCACAAGCAGTTCGTGAAGTTGAATCATGCTCCAATAAGCTCGCGCACTTTGTCCATTCCGCCAGCGTTTTTAACGGCTTGGCTGCCATCCTTGAGCATTTGAGCCATCGCGGCCTGCTGTTGAGCCTCAGCCCGCGCCTGCCGCATTTGCGCCACTTCCTCGGGTGATCGTAGCAGTTTCGGGTCGCAGCCCATGAGACGAGCGCCCTCGGTGGCATAGAAGTCAAAGTTGATCGTATCCACGATGTCAGGCACCGCTGGCGCGATAGCCAGCACCTTTTGCACCTGGGCGTCGGCAGAGCGCAGGCTGATAGCATCCAAGGCAAGGGCAAGACGGCCCTTCATGGAAACCTGCGGGTCTGGCGTCTGGACCATCCCGGGCGCAACCTGGACAATGGCCTCCTCAGGCGGCGGTGGAAGCATCCCCATCTCAGCCCAAAGACCGAACAGGCGAATCATCATCGGCTGCGTGTGATCCGTGGAATCACGGTCAAAGGCCGGACTGATCGCCTCAAGCTTCTCGCTGGCAAGCTGTGAAGCCTCGAAAGCCGTCATCTCGCGGTTGTTCGCCGCATTCATGGCAAACATCTGAAACATGTCGAGGTGGAAGCGGGACTTGATAACCGCCGCCCTTTGCTTCATGCGCTCCATGCCCCATTCGAGGTTTCCGACGATATTCAGTGGCGCGATAGCCTCAGGCCCCATTCCGGACGGGTAAGGGTTGATTGCCCGGGCGGATGTCTTGAGCGTGCCCTCGTAGGTGTCCGGCACCATCAGCGGTGGAAACACCGTCTTTTCAATGCTGACATCCAGCATCTTCGCCATGAAGTTCATCTGGCGAGACTCAGGCAGGACGGAGAAGCCGGGACCGTAGCCCCAATTCCCGCCCATCTGCGGGTCGATGCCTTCCCACGTCAGGAAGCGTCCAACCGTGAACGGGAACGAGTCAAACCCGCCCTCCTGCACGAGCTTTTTTGAGTGCTGCTCGATGTAGTAAGACCCGAACTTCTTTCGCTGGGCAACCGTAAAGCCGGTGCCGTCCATGGGCGCGCCATCACGCTCTTTCACGACGTGAATGAAGGTGAACTTTTTGGTGATGTCCTCGCACTCACGCACGTTTTTGGGCAGGTTGTCCTCGCCAAACTTTTCCTCGGCCTGCTCGTGCGTAAGCTCAAACTCGCGCATTAGACAGTTCGCCATGCCGTGCTGATTGAGCTGAAAGACATAGCTGCCCGGGCGGAGTTTCTCAAAACGTGTCTGGCCTCGATCGTCCACCGTGATGAACATGCAGGCGGTGCCGAGTCCCCAAAGATCGAACAGGTATTCATGCCGCTGGGCGTAGTAGTTTGAGCCCGCGATGTATTCAGCGCCGACGCGTGAACACTCGGCCAGCCAGTTCTTCGTGGCCTCCGAATTGGCAAGCTGTCGAACAGGCGAGAACGCAAACCATGGCGTGCTTTTAGGCGTCGTCCAGGACATGTAACCGGCAACGGCGCGTTCCAGCGAATCCATGGCCGTGATGTCATAAACCCGGGCGTCGCGCTGGTTGTTCGGCGTGTAGTCCTTCTGCGTGATACCGGCCTTGCGCGGGAAGATGTGCTCGCTGATC